GCAGCGGTGATCGGCGGGATAGCCGTTACCTTGCTCTCGGAGGCGTCCCAGTAGAGACGCTGGCCAGGAACGTAGATTTGGCTGGCGGTTTTCGCCATCTTGTGGATGCCGCGAATTCGGCCACACACCACGCCACCGGCGACTGCCGAGTCGATGGCAACGCAGGCGCGACCGTCAGGAAGTTGCAAAACTTCGCCAGCGGACACCGCAGCAACTGTCGTGAACTGGATCGTGTCCCCGGCTTGCAAATAGGAGGCTTCGGGCATGATAAATTTCCTTTGTAGGTAGTTGAGTTTGTTAGCTTGCCGGAAGTGCTTGCGGCTCGTGGCGAACGTCTACTGGCGAGCCATCGCCTGCACAAGCTGAGATGGTGAATCCAAACAGCTTGTTGTCGCCGTTGTTGTCGTCGGTTGTCACTTTCGATGCGCTGGCGTCCCAATAAACCGGCACGTCGATTCTGTACTCACCGGCCCCGGTCATTTGGTAAACGCCGCCTTCCGCTGCCAGGCTTCCGAGTGCTCCGGTGAGAATTTCACCATGAGCAACTCGCGGCGTTTCGTCCGTCACCACCACATCCCCGGCGGCAATGTCGGCGGCGGCGGTGTGCGGAACCATTTGCGGTCGGCCACTCTTGAACGACGCCATCGTTTATTCCTTCAACTTGGCCTTGCTCGTGGCAGGCGCTTTTGGTTCGGGCTTGGGTTCCGGCTTCGTTTCGACTGCTTCCGGCGGTTCTGCCTTGGCGGCAGAGATGGTTGCCTTGACCGGAGGCAGTAGGACGGCATGGCGGCGAGCGATAAGCTTCGCCGCAAATTCGTCGGTTACTTCGTGCTCGCCCTCGGGAAGCGGATTCTCTGGGTAATCCATCGTCCCGAGGTTGAGGAGGATTTTGACGCGAGCCATTAGGAGGCGGCTCCTTTGCTCATAATGCCAGCAAGGTATTCCGCAGGATCGCAACCAAAGTCGTGATAGCCACGGAACAAGATGCCGAGGGTGTCGAAATCCGCATCGCTGCTTTCGATGATCGGTGTCGCGTTGCCGTTAAGCAGCGTGACGAGCATCGCCTTAAGCTGGGAACCGAATAGATACCAAGCGGTCGTGCTGTTGCCGGTGAAGGCGGTGTCACTGAGCCGGTTCTGAACAACCGGACGATAGCGGCCAGCGTGGATGTTGGCGTTTCCGACACTCTCCGCCGTAGCAGCGCCGCCGGTGTTGACGTTCGTGCTTTGGTAGAGGCGAGCGGCGTTGAATTCCAATTCTGGCGGAACCAAAAGGATCGACGGACTCGTGGTGACGCCAACTCGCTTCTGGCCATCAGCGGAGGGCGTGCGCAACTTGCGGTAGGCGGTGATGCCTGCTTGCAGGCCGACACCATCAACGCCAAGGACCGAACCTGGTGTACCGTCGTTGTAGTTCCCGAGGCTCTTGTCCACCGGAAACATCGTGGCCAAATTCGCCATGAAGCGAGCCCAGAACACGTTGTTGAATTTCTGAGCAGCCCCACGGCCAAGTCGCTCGCGGATGTCGCTGAACGCGCCCAAGTCATCGTTGACAATCTGGTTACGGGTTAGGCCAAGCATCTTGCCATAGGTTTTCACTTGGCTGGTATATGACGCTTGCCCAAGCGTGCCATGTGGAATCTCGCCACCGCTGCCGATTTCCTCGTATTCGAGGTTGTCCAACATGCGGTAGTGGGTGTGGGTGTAGAAGTTGCTCGCCGGTTTTACAGTCGAAATTTCGCGCCACGTCTGATCCTCTTCCATGTAGCCGTCCAAAATCATCTTGTTGGCGACGTTGCCCAAGATGCCGGGGAGGCTGACGGTTGAAAATCCGGTTGACATGCGGGCATGAGCCGGAGGGAAGGCGTATTCGAGAACCGTGCGGATGTTGCCAACCGTCACGCGCTCGCCGGCGCGGCAGTGGTAGCCGTGGTCACTGGCGACTTGCATGAGCAGTTGGTTGACGCTCACATTGTTTCGCAAGCCAGCACGATCAACAGCATCAAGCGTTTGCTCGCTGTAGTGCTTTTCGATGTTCTTGAGCCCGCTCATCATGCAGATGGCGGCCTCGTAAACCTTCTGGTCGGGCTTGTTGGCGGTCGCATGGATGCTGAAACTGCCGTTCAGCGTGCGACCGGAGCGAATGAGTTGGAGTTCGTACTCGTCTGCCGAACTTCCGGCTTGAATGGCCATCTCGCCCAAGTGCTGAATGTTGTTGATGTGCGCCGGATGTTTGCGCATGTAGGCAACGCTGATCTCGTTGATCTTGCTGATGCGGGCGTTGTTCTTCTCTTCTTCAGCGGCGAGTTCGGCCAGAGTGGTTCCGCTACTGGCCGTCTTGCCCTTGCCCTGCTTGGCGTTGAACATCTGCTGAAGTTCCGCCTTATCGTCGGCACTGATGTTGTCCAGGTCGATACCTAGCTTCGCCGCAAACTTCTCAAACTCGTTCATGGGTTCGTCCTTTGCGGCGGACGCCGCGATGGTTACGTGGTTTCCTTCGTTCGCACCACGCGAGACGAAAGCGATGTCTGTCAAAACTGACTTGTCGAAAACGTAAAGAGGGCCGGACATTTTCACGCCGTTGACGACCGCCGATTTTCCGGCGGCAATCTTGCGACGTGCGGACATTTCGGCCTCGATGGACACTTCCCAAGGGAAGCCGCCAGCAGCGCTGTTGGCCACTTCGTCGCGATAGCTTGTGGCCGCCGAAAGAGCACCTGCAACCTTGACTTGCTTGCCGTCGTTATCGAAGCCGGTAAGGTGGCCGACTCGCTGGCTTCCCTTGTGCTCAAGGTTCGCCTTGGGTCCACGCCCCTGGGTCATGCCCGCAAGGTTGAGTACATATGGCGCGTCCAGCTTCGGATTGGCGGTGTAGCCTGGGACTGGCGCACTGCCGTCGTAAGCAACGGCCTCGAAGGTTGGCGGTCCAGACGCTTCGCCTTCCCCGGCTTTGATCGTGACGGGAGCGGATTGCGAAATCATCTTGGCGGACGTGCTAGAGAGCTTGCCCTTGTGCGTCTTACGCATCGGGTTCTCCTTGGGGTGCTAGTGTTGGTGCGGGCGAAGAAACGCCCAGCAGCTGCGCGACGTACTGGATTGCGTGCTGTGGAGTGTTCACCAGTCGCACCATCTGCCGCGCCTTGGCGATGTTCTCTTCCGAGGCATCGCCGAACGTGTCCTCAGCGATGACGGCGAGTTCGTCCTCAAAGTCTTTGCCTTGGTCGCTGTAGACTTGGCGAAGCGAGAGCGTGCCGTTTTTGAGTTGCGTGTCGATGGCGTTGGCGTGAGCCACTTCATCAATCACCGGATGCGCCGGCCAATCCCACTGGTGAGTAGGTGGCAAGTCGCGGTTCATCGTGGAAATAGTCCACTCTGAGAACCATGCAGCGAACAACCTATCTAAGATGAGGTCGTTGCAATCCTTGCGGTCAGCGTCAATTTGGTTGCGGAATAAGAGCGTATCGAGCTTGCCGCTGGCGAATGAGTAGGTGGACGAATCGCAAGCCGCGGCGTTGTACGGCATCGAAATGCCGCGCGCCATTTCGCTGATATTGAGCCGGTGAAATTCAGCATACTCAGCATTGGGATGCTCGCCTTTCATCTGCTTCGCATCCCAGCCCATTGGGAGCATCATCAGCATTCGATGAACGAATTCCGTCGTCGTGAAAGCGGCAACTGGATCAGGCTCGATACTCGCACTTGCGCCGGTCGTGAGCAGCGCCCCAATACTTGCGGCGCTTTCAGCAGCCTTAACGGTGGCTTCACGATGACGGCGAGCCATTGCGCCGCTTGCCAAGCCAGAAGTCATTGCGGGGATGCCGCGATGAGCGCCGGGACGTTCGAGGTTGAACCAGTGGACAACCTGCGAAGCCGAAACCGTGACGGGCGAATAGGAACCAACGAATCGACCGCCGCCAGGGTGGTAAGGCAGGATGTCGTAAGCGGTGATGTTGTTGAATTCGTCGAAATGAATGCCGTCAACGCGACCACTATAAACACCGTGGTAATCGGATTGACACTGCTCTGCCTCGAATGGCGTGAAGTCTAGTTGCACTTCCTCGCCTAGCTCGGGGTTGTTTCGCAAGATGGCGAAGCTCTCACCATCGCCAGTGAGGGCATGAGCCATCGCCTTGAGCTTGCGGCGGAACTGCACCCGCTCTTGCCACTCGGCAAATCGGCGTTCCACAAGCTGATTGAAATTGCGATTGCCCGTGAGCATCCGCAGTTTCGGCCCGTCGCCAATTAACGAGTTCACGTAGGAGCGAATCACGCCGATGTAGTAGCTATTGCTCGTTTGCTCGTAGCGAGAGCGGCGAATGAGCGTGTTACGGACGCCTTGTGAGTAAGCGGAATCGGGATCAAGACCATCGGCGAATTGCCAGTGGCCGTCCAGGTCTGTTCCACTTCTCGCTGCGTCAATACTCATGCGAGCGGCGCGAGTCTTGGGACGGAAGTGTTCCGCCAATTCAGGACGCGGCTTGCCGTTCGCGTGAACGAAAGGCAGCCCGTCGCTGTTCAGGATGGAGGAAACTCGTTCGCTCATCGGTATCGCATGTTGATTTGCCTCTTGGTGATGCCGGTGCTGTTCACAGCGGCAGCGTTTTGAGAGGCAAGGAACTGGTGAGCCTTAATCAACTCGTCGATACTCTTGACCGTCGTGGTGTGCCCATCGACCGTAACCGTGGCGATTCCGTCTTGTGCGATTTGTTGAATCGCGGACTTAATCAATTCGGGGTCGATGTCGGGCATCGTCGAAAGCCAAAAGAAAACGGGGGCACGTGTGACAATCACACGAACCCCCGTAAAAGGCTCGACGTTTACGGCGTCGGTAGGTCTTGCAAAACCTGCCTGCCGTGAGCCGTGCAAAAGACGCACGGCCCCCTAGTTGTGTTTATTCAATGCAGTTCTCTTGGAAATGTCAAAGGAAGTTGCGGAAGTGGCTATATGCGGCAGTTTGTTGCTTCGTGGCCACAATCGCCGGTCGATTGTCGTTAGAGCGCCCCGCACTCGCCGAATGCCTTCGGGTCGCAGTGCGCCCCGCCTGCCACTCGCAACTAGCTAGATCGAGATGGGGGTCATGCACACGCCCTTTCTTCCTCATCCTTCTCCACCACCACCAACTTAAAGCCCTTCGGGACTTCTACCTCGCTAGTAATCGTCGCCGCTTGCCCACAATTGCGACACACTCGCGACCGTCGCCGCGTGCCGTCTTTGAGATACCATGTCTTGCGAACTTCGGTATGCTTGCAACCGCACTTTGGGCACTCCCAATTTCCGCCGCGCGATGCGTCCGCAAGTTCCTTCGCTGTTGGCCTCTCTTCCGGTGGAATCATGCTCGCCTCGCTTTCTCGGCTAATTGCCTAGCAGTTGGGCGGCTAACAGAGTTTTTTGCCGTCGCCCGGTGCTCTGCTAAGTTAATCCCGCTAATCGACGCACCCACGGCACAGCCTACAACGCAATCCAGCCAGTGATTGTCCGGCGAGCTCGGAGGCAGTATCCATTCAAAGAGTTTCCTCCCATGCCCCTCGGTGCGAATCGGCTTCTCCGCCGTCAGGTGGTCGGCAATGCAGCGATGGTCATAGGGGCTCGCCTTGAATAGCGAGAGGCAACCGGAGTCACCCATGTTCGTGGCGAGCCGAAGTTGTGTGAAGGTTTTCCAGTGGTTGGTGTCGTACTCCACATAACGCATGGCCATCGTGGGGCTGCGCGGCTTCTCAATCCAGTTGTCGCCAATTCGCTCGCCGCTGCGTGGCTGAAATGAACCGAACGGGACGTTACCGGCTTTCACGCCACGGCCTTTAGACGGCATGACGACGCCGCTGTTGAGTTGCTGGATTGCGGCACCCACGGTCTTTGTGAAATCGCCGGAGTCGATGAGCAGCTTAGACAGTCCCGCGGTCGCTCCGTCGCTTCGTCGCCACTGCATGCCGAGCAGGTCTTTGCCTAGCTCCTGGATAGCCGCAAAGATAGCCGCCTCAGCACCCATGCCGGGATACTTGGCTGCCAGGGTGTGGCGTAAGTTGCGATAGCTAAAATAGCTTTGGTGCTGCTTGGGAAACGTGCTGTAATCGAGCACGTAGCCGGTGAAGCAGTCCTCCCAGGCGATGACGGCCCAGTAGAGGCAGTTTTGCTGAACGTCGATAAAGGCCGTGATCTTGGTTGCGTGGTCGGGGAGAATGCCGCGTTCGAATGGGTTGGTTTTGCCGACGATAACCTGAGCGGTCGGGAATTGATAATCGAGGTCGGATTGTTCGAGCGGCTCGTTTTGGTATTCGGCAGCAAAGACGTCAGGCTCGCGATAACGCAAGTACATTGCGTGCTCAATCGCGCTATGAAACTCCTTGGGGAATCGCTCTGGCCAGGCATGGATGCATCCTAGGTCCATCGCTTCCTGCTTGGCAATGTACATTTCCCGAGCTGTATTCGTCCCGTTCATTAGGTCCATTGAGTGCAGGCGGAAGTATTCCTCCCAGAGCTTTTCATCGGACGGGAATTGATAGACGAGTTTAGTCCGCTCGCCGTTCATCTCCTGCGATTCTTTAGGGTCGAGAAGTCGCTCTGCCAAATCGCCTTTCTGAATCACCGTGCAAGGGATTAGTCCGGCAATACTAACATCACCGCCAGCCAGACCCAGGATGTCGCCCATGATGATCTCGTAACGCTCCTGCGTCATGCTCACGCTTCGCGCGGATGCTTTAGTCTGCGGATCATCAACCAACACTAGATCGGGACGGACCTCTTCGCCGGTTCTGTTCATTGTCGCGACCTGCCCGCGAATTGCTCCTTCGATCCCAAAACAGGTGACGCGAGATTCGCCTGATAAGCAGTACTCGCTGTTGATCGACGGGAATACAAGCGTGTCTTTCTCCCAGACCATGTAGCATGGTTCGTTATCGTGGTGCAGGCCAGACGCCTTCACCGCGGAGCCGCTTGCTAGTCGCGCCGGTTTGCACGTGTGCGGGAACGCCCTCGCGAGCATCGGATTCGAGCGGAGCATTGGCTTAAGACCGTTCTTGAGCAGATTAATGCCCAGCGGCCCTGTTGCACCAATCATCACCACCCATCGACGATGGCCGTAAAGAATCGCCCACAGTGCGGCTGCCTTGCTAAGCGTCGTCTTTCCGTAACTGCGGGGCATGGCGAACGCCGCGAGTTTGCCGTGAAGAACGGCGTTCTCAATCTTCGCAATTACCTTTTGGTGGTCGGCGGAAAACGAGTAACTGAACGCCGCCGGAAAGTAGGTTTTGCAGAATCGGGCGAAGTCGTGAGAGCATGCAAGACGCTCCGCTAAGTCCTCTGGTTCGATCTCTGGAATAGGCGCGACGTTCTGCCCGGATTTCGTCCGCACTCGCCACGCTTCGGCCTGTTTGGCTTTGTGGGCGTCATAATCGAAACCTGAACTTTTGGTCAAAGCGATCACGCTCTACCTAGATTGAAAGTCTACAAAAAAAGTTGCTGTTCCCTAGGGGCTCGCGCGTGTCAACCTCGCTCCAAGTACCTTTGACCGGAGGGGGGTAGTGGTGGGGGGGTGGTGCTGGTCTACCATATACCCCATACGACACCTATCCTTTACCCACCGGCCTTAGGTAGCGCCTCGATGAGCCACACCGTGTCGAAATCGTCATCACTACCGCTTGCCATATCGAATGTCACCTGCACTCGATACCACTTGCCGCCTGTTGGTCTGCGACTGCCTGGAAGCGTAAAGCGGAAGTTGTAGCCGGTTGCGTCTATGGTCGAGTCCCACGGTGCCGCTGTTTGCAGTGTGTCGTATACGACGCTGTTGACTGTGAGCGTGCCGGCCGTTCCTACCTCGCTACTGCCTATATCCTGCTCTGCTTCAGCCTGTGTAGCGTACTCAAACACGCGATAAGTGATGGCGGTAACGCTGGCCTGTGTGATGTTCACGTCGGCGATTGACCGCACGCGATCCATCAACGTGATTGGGTTGTCTTCAAGCCCTTTGGCATACTTGAATCCACTCATCGACTTTGCCCTTTCACGCTACCCGCCACGAAACTTTGGCCGCTAACACTCCCTGCTACATGCAACTGCCCACGAACCGAACCTGCGGTGAAGGATTGGGAGGCAGCGACATAGAACGGGCCGGAGATGATTGGCGCACTAGCATCAATCAACACCCCGCTCGCCGTAAACGTCAGCGTCGTCGCCCCACTCATCGCCCCAGCGCCAACCAGCACGCCAGCGGTCGAGAACGTGATTCCCGTCGATCCGGCCAGCGCTCCCGTCCCCTGGAGGCTTCCCGCGGTGCTGAACGTCAAATCCGTCGAACCGCTCGCAAATGCAAACCCGTCGATGCTGCCAGAGGTGCTAAACGTGAGCGAAGTTGATCCGGCCAACTCGCCTGCGCCGCGCAGAATCCCCGCCGTCGAAAACGTGAGTGACGTACTGCCGCTGATAGCTCCAGCCGTCAGGTTTTCGAGCGTGCCAGCCAGGGCGAAGGTGATCGAGGTCGCACCCGATAATGCACCCGCCCCAGTCAACGTCCCGCTGGGTGAAAACGTGAGCGTCGTAGCGCCGGCCATCGCTCCGGCCCCGGTCAGGCTGCCAGAGGGTGCAAATGTCAGCGAGGTTGCGCCGGCGAGTGCTCCCGCGCCAGTTAGCACCCCCGCCGTCGTGAAGGTGAGAGAGGATGTGCCCGTGAGCGCACCAGCGCCAAGCAGCGTTCCCGATGGTGAAAACGTGAGCGATGAACTGCCCGCCAATGCTCCGCTACCAACGAGCGTACCGGCGGTGCTGAAGGTCAGCGAAGTGCTGCCCGTCATGTCGCCGGATAAGGCAGTCGGTTTTGTGAGCCAGTATTGGAGCATTGGGTTTCAATTGGCGGTGATTTCCTTCACCTGGCAGCGCTATTGTACGTCCACATCCAACTCACCAATCGCAAAGCTCGGCGTAATCCCCGCGCTCACATTCAGCGTTGCCGATAGCGCTCCCTTGAACAGCAAGTTCCCCGCACCGCTGGAAGCCGTGCCGATGCCGAAATGGGTAATGGCGTTGCTGCCGCCAGTTGCCGCTGGAAACGTGACCGCTGCCGCATTGCTGGCGTTGTTTCCAGAGACAGTCCAGGCCGAACCGCTCCGCGCGATCGCCACGCGAGCGTAGGACGTGTAAGTCGCCTCGCTGGTAGTCTGATCGCCGGTTTCGCCTGGATCGCCAGTATGCAGTGAAATGTAAAGGCTGCCGGCGGTGGACGATCCACGCAGGCCGGTCGCATCGCCGATGTTGGCGATGTTCGCGTTGTTGAGGATGAGTCCGAGAATGGACGTTTCGAAAGCGTTGGTTGCGGACATGAAAATAGTTCCTTATGTTTAGACTGCCCTACCTAAGATGATGTAGGTTGAGGTATTGTCTGGATTCGTCACCCAGTTCGAATCGAGCGTGGCCACTTTCGTTGAGCCAACGTAATTCGTAATCTTGCGTG